GAACACCCGCGGCTTACCCGCATGGGGTTCGTACTCCGGTCGCACCGTCAGCGGAGACTCGACCATCGGTACGCAGTCGATCAACTGGCAGGACGCCACCACCGCACCGAGAGGCAATGCGTCGACCACCTGGCCGTCAGGCGGGAACCGCGTCGGGTTCTCCGTCGAGCGCGTCGCCTCGTAGCTCCCGCGCGGAAGCGCACACCACGCAGCCTCGGCCTCGTTCATGCGCGCGACGTGCTTCCCTGCATGGATGAGCAACGGTCCCCGGTACGACGTCGACCACGACCGCGTCTCGATCGTCTTTGCTCCCACCGCGACGAGTGACGCGTGTGGCTGGCGGATCGTCAACGCGCGCGCGGTCATACCTCGACCGGGCCGGTCGACGCGACGACCTCGTCGTCCCACCGGTGGTGTAGCTCGATCGAGAGGTACAACCTCGGGCGGGTCGCCTCCCACTCGCGGGAGTCCTCGATCTCGTCGACGATGCGCGCCGCCCACCGACGGAGAGAACGCGCCGAGTGCCGATCCGCCGACACCGAGCCATGATCGAACTCGGCCATGAACGCCCGCGGCGCGGCACGGACGAGGGTCCGGAGCGCCGACCGTTCCAACATGCGCGCTTGCTCGATCAACTCGCGGGCCGAGACGTACGGGACCTCGACGATCGGGATCGACTCGTCGAGAACCGGGTCGACAATGCGGTCGGTCATGGTGCCTCCTCGGTGAGTTTCCATTCGGTCAACACCCACGCCGTACGAACCTCGTCGTCGGTGTGCGACGTACACGACCCGGCCGTCCGACCGTCGGAGAACAACGCACGGACCCACGGCACCGGCTCCGCGTACTCGACCATCGCGCCGTCGCTCATCTGCCGGGCGGCGCGTTCCGCCACCGCGTGCTCGACGTCGTACTCGCGGCCGCACACGATGCACCGGAGCGGGATCACCCTCGACGGTCCCGGCGTGACGAACCCGGCGTCGGTCACGGTGCCGAGTCTCGGACGATGATCCCGTCCGCGACGTAGTGACCGAGCTTCTCGACGGTGAGCGCGAACAACGCGCCGTCGTATGCGTCGGGCTCGACGGTGAACCCGAGCCACCGTGGCCGCGGTGACCCGTCATCCGTCGGGACGTCCATCCACCCGGGGAGGAGATTCGACGCGGCGAGGTCCATGCTCGCACGACACCCGCGCCCTTTCCTCTCGCCCGAGCGCCACAACGGACGCGTCACCGACCGTCCGTACGCGCGGAGAGCGTCGGCCGGGCGAGGCGTGTCGACGTCGGGCGCGCGCCGGTACCGGTGAAAGCATTGTTGAGTGATCCCGAACTCGTCCGAGACGAACCGCTCGACGCCGCGCGCCTCCCGATCGGAACCGAGGACGTCGAGCACCCATAGATCGCGCGCGCCCTCATCCGTCGCCCGGCGTGCCGGACCGAACTGATACCCCTGCGCGTCCGGGTGGAGTTGCGCCGTCCCGACACGCCATAGATCGTCGAACGACCGCATCATGTAGACCGCGACGCCGGACCGGGCGTTCCATCGCGCGATCATCCGATGGCCGGGCGTGGCCGCGACGCGGTGCCCGTCGACGGTTTGCACGTTCACGATGAGAGAGCGCGCCTTGCGCGACGCCACCGCGGCCGCGTACCCGACACGGCGACGGATCACCGCGCCGCCGTCACGGTCGAACGACGGGACCAATGTCCCCGGAGCGAGCGCGTCGACGCGGACCGGAGCGTGCCGGTCCGTCGTCGACACCGGTACCCAACCCGGGTGACTCACCCGAACAACCGGCGCGCGAGGCGGCCGGTCGCTTTGCCGTAGACACGACGGCCGATCCGGCGCGGCACCTTGCCACGCCGGATCGCGTTCACGTCGTTCGCCGTGCGGAGCGCACGGTACGCGGTCGACTTCCACCCGCTCACGACGCCCACCGGAGCGCGCGCTCGGCGCGGTGGCGCTCGATCGTCTCGTACATGCGGTCCGCGGCGGCGTCGTACGACTCGGCCGCGTCGAGTCCCTCGACGGTGTCGCCGCGCCACACGATCCGGCCGTTGAACTTCACGCGGGAACCGTCGGGCAACGCGGCGAGCACCGCGGCCGCGAGGGTCGCGTCGGCGGTGGCCGCCTGATACACGCCGTCGGCGTCGTAGACCTTGAATCCGGGTGTCGAGCCCATTGGGAAGCCTCCTGGTCGGTGTCGGTTGGCTCCCGAACCGTACCACACACGGCGCACCGTGCGCCACTATCCACCCGCGGCCGTTGCCCCCGCTCGGTGGTGCGCTCGGTGGTGAGCCCGGCATAGCCACCGGACGTCGAACGGTCGGGAATAATCGTCGTGGTGCGCCTCGACGTCGACCGTCGTCGCGCAGACCTCGCACGGTCGCCGCGTCATGGTCCCCCGGACGAGGCGCATCTTGACCGCCGCTCGGGCGTTCGACCGGGCGCGTCGGTCCTGCGCCGTCAACACCACCCGCGGCCCGGCGACCTCCCCCGCGTACCCTCCCCGCTCCGCGCGCCACCGGCGCATGTACGCGCTGGCGCACTCGCGGCAATAGCGTTGCCGCGGCATCCGCGCCCGGACGCCGCACCGAGAGCACGGCCGTTGAGTCTCCTCACGGATGCGGCCGAACAACTCCGAGACGTCGGGCGATGTTCCACGACTCACGGTGTTTCACCGTAGCTTGATTCCTTGTAGCTACGCGGCGCGGTACTCGGCGGGTGGCTCGACGAGTGGAGGTTGCCCGACACGGACGCCCGCGTGTTCCGCCCACTCGACGATCGCGTCGACCTCGCGCCAGAACTCCGCCGTGGCGGCGGGCTCCTCGACGGGACGCTCGGTGGTCTCCATCCGTCCAGTATGACCCAAACCTGTCCGCGATCAAACGGATATCCCCAGGGTTGTCCACAGCCCTACGCGCCGGGACCCGCCGCGGAGGCGGACGCGATGATGGCGGCCTGCTTCGCTCGGGCGTTGCTCCGCCGTTTCCCTCGCGTCATCCAATCGTCCTCCAACGCCTGCGCGACGCGACACGCCGTACATGACGTCGCGCCGTCGGGGAGGCGGGCGCAACACAAATGCACCGGCGCCCCGTCGAGCGCGAGGGTCGATCGTTTCCGGTCGTCTCGGATGCGTCCGTCGAGCGCGCACACCGCGCACACGCCGACGAACGCGAGGCGGTCGCCGGTCGGGATCGTCGAGGTCGTCATCGTTGCACCTTCCGGAGTGGGAACTCGCGAGCCTCGATCTCGTCCCAATCGAGATCCTCGCGTCGTTGTAGTGGCGTCGTGAACCGTGACCATTTGACGACGTGTTGCGGGCGACGGAACCGACGATCGACGCGCACGACACCCGGCCACATGCGTTCCAACTCGCGCGCCATCCGGAGACGGCCGTCGCCTTGATAGAGGTCCTCGGTGTTGCCGCCCGCGAGTTTCATGGTGCCGCCCTTCTCCGCGAGGAACGCGCAGAACTGCACCGTGCATAGACCACCCGCGAGGACTTGGAGACACAGGTCGGTGTCATCGTTGTAGAGGAGTCGCCACCGGTACGGCATCTCATTGCTGACGAGCGACGCCGAGTAGACGTGGACGTTCAACCGGTACGGCGGCGCGGCGCCGCGTGCGAACGTCTCGTAATCGAACCCGGAGATCCCGATGTTCGTATACCGGTCGGTGAACTCCTCGACCATCGCGAGCGCGAACCGTGCGTCGCACGGATGACGACGCCCCGCGTGGTATCGGAACATGCGCCGAATGTTGTCGTCGAACTGCCAATGGCGCGCGTGTCCCTCCTCGACCGACACGTCACGAATGAAGTTCCGCACACCGAGGAGACGCATCTCGTCGCGTGGTGTGACGAGGAGTCGCGCGTCGGGGAACGCCGCCGCGTACGCGTCGACCTCGGACGGTTCGACGACGAGACGGAACGGCACACCCTCGTCGAGCATGAACCGCGGTGTCATCGCTTGCGTCGCGCGCCCCTTGCTCGGGACGAACACCGGGTACCGGAGTTCGATCACTCGTCGTCCGGTTCCCACCGCACGTCGCGCGAGTTGATCGCCTCGTCGAGTTTCGGGTAGCGCGCCGAGATGACACCCGACCGCGGCCAATGTTTCGTGACGGTGATCTCGTTCGGGAGGTTGAGCCGTTCCATGAACTCGGTCCGCGACTCGGGCGTGTCGAACATGACGATCAACCGGACGTGTGACGTCCCCGGCTCGTACTCCGGCATCCCGACCCACTCGCGCGCGGCGTCGACGTCGGGCAACTCGTCCGACGTGCGCGACACCATCGCGAGCGCGGCGAGAGTCATCTCGTCGAACCCGGTTCCGAGGAGCCCGGCGAGTGCGTCCTGATGCACGTCGCGGAGTAGCTCCGTCAACGCCCGGTCGTCGTCGAGCGCGAACACCGGGAGCGTGTTGTCGAGCGCGAGGAGTTTCAACGCCTCCGGTGAATCCGGGTCGAGGTCGAGGCGGCGGAACTCGATCGTCGTCCACCCGAGAGACCACGCCGCGTCGACGACACCATGCCCGGCGAGGATCGTGCCGTCGCGTGCGACGACGACGTTCTTCGTCTGGCCGAACTGTTCTAGCGACGCTTGGAGATGCTCGATCTCCTCGGGCGGGTGAACCCGGTAGTTCCGCGGGTGTGGCGTCAACGACTCGATCGGCCCGACCTCCGTCGCGACGAGGTCGTCGATCGTGTGCCGTTTCGGCTCACCCATCAGGCGAGAGCGCGGTCGACCGCCGAGTGGTGGAGACCGGCGACCTTGGCCGCCTCGGTGGCGCTCATCCCCGCGTCCGTCGCCTCACGCCACGCGTCGGCGCGTTGCGCCTCCAACGCGGCGATACGGGCGTCGTGACGTTCCCGGGCGGTACGGATACGGTTCGTCAACGCGGACGCCCTCCGGGCAGCCTTCAAGGCGTCACGGCGGGTCTCCGGGTCGAGCCGGTCGAGAGAGTTCGGGCGTGCCATGCGCTACAACCTATCGCGTAGGAGCCCGAGGGTACGAGCTTCGGCCGGGTGCTCTTGGTGAATCCAGTCGTGGCAGGAGCAACACACCGACGCGAGGTTCTCCTCGACGTCGGGTCCACCCTGGCCGGTCGGCCAGAGATGATGCGGGTGTTCGGCATGGCCGGAGCATCCCTCCGAGACCCGGGCGGTGCATCGGTAGCCGTCGCGGGCGAACACGATCGGCCGGAGCCGTCTCATTTTTCGTTCGTGTGCCCGGCCGCGCTCGCCCACGTTGCGGAGCGTCGAGCGTGCCGGAGCCCGGGACGGTTCGTAGTCGTTGCATCGACAGATCGAGACCTCGTCGCCGTCCTCGACGATGGCGATACACGCGCCGTTACCGCGGTGCTCGTTCTCCCGGTGGCCGCACGACGCGCACTCTCGGGCGCTCATCGGAACCCAAGCGGCGGGTTGTGGTCCTCGCCCGAGTCGCAGCCACCCGGGCAACACTCGGGATGGAACTCGACCGCCTCGACCTCGGAGCGGTGCTCGGTGAGCGAGTTCGTCGCACCACCGCACCGCGCGCAAACGTGCCTCATCGGGTCCTCCCTGGTCGCTTGAAGATCAACAGTTTCGACGGCCGCGCGTGCGCGTGTTGTTGCACGCTCGGGACGCGCCCGCTCTCGGCGCACGCCGCACACGGCCGCTCGTTGTGCCCGTCGATCCATCGCCCGATGCCGCCGCACGCGTCACATTTCTTGTCGCGGTCCTTCGGTTGTGGACGACCGCCACCGAGGTACATGAACTCCTCGACTTTCGTCCACCCGGCCATGCGCGCGGTGACGTCGTCGCCCATCCACCATTGACGGCCGGACTCGACTTGGTCCTGACATTTGACGAGGAGGAACCGACGCGACACGCGCGCGCACTCCGCCGCGCCGTGGAGGATCGAGGCGTACCGTTGCTCACGCGAGACGTCGCCGCCGATGCCGTACCGTTCGTCGAACTCACCGAGCGCCGGAGTGCCGTTGAGTTTGTAATCCGGGTCGAACACGACGGCGTCGAACTTGTGCTCCCACTCGGGCGGGAACTGGCGGTAGTCGAACCGGTAGCCGGGGACCTCGACGTCGCGGTCGTTCGCGACGAGCGACGCTGGACGATGCACCTTCCAGAACGTCCCGCGTCCGTACGTCGCGTCGAGGACGTCGCCGTCGAGGTACCCGAGCCGTGCGACCGCCGCGATCAGATCGCCGTTGCTCATCCACGCGGCGAGCCACCACGGCGCGTCTTTCGCTTTGATCGGACCGCCACACGCGATCACCGGAGTCTCCATCAGAACACCATCTCCTTTTGTGCGCCGTCGATGAGCCAATCGAGCCCGAGTTTCCGGGCGAGAGTTTCGTAGTCCGCCGAGTCGAGAGTCCACGGCCAACCGGGACCGCCGACGAGACGCGACGGCCACGCACGGTCCGCGTACCGCGACCATCGCCACTGATGCACTTTCGCCTCGCGTGGCATGGACGAGATGCCCTCCAACCCGATCCCGACCGACGGCCACGAACGCCACACCGACGAACCGCGCGGGCGCCACGCCTCCTCCGTCGACCGTTCGTTCCCGGCGTGCCCTTCCAAAATCAACGCGAACCCGTAGCGGACCATCAACTCGTCGAGATGGTCGGTCAACTCGTCGACGAGGTCCTCCGAGTAGCGCGACCGATCTCCCTCCGATCGGAACAACCGGACGAGTGGACCCATGACGACGAGGCTCGGTCGGTGTTGCGCGATGAGCGACTCGACGCGCACGAAATCGCGCCGGGTGAGGAGGTTGATCCCCGCAGGCCATTGCACCGCGTGCAGCATGTTCGGGTCGAGCGCGTCACCGGCGCGGCGGATCATCGGCCGCATTGCGAGCGCCGAGTCGACGTCGTCCTCTTGCAAGTCGATGACGAGTGTCGAGAGCGGTTCGTCTCCAACGGGGATGCACAACAACGGGTGGATACCCGACGCGACCGTGACGGCCATCTGTCGGGAGAACGTCGATTTCCCGACGCCCTCACCACCGGTCACGATGAGTTTCTCGTTCACGCGGAGGAGCCCGGGGAGCACCCACGGCTTCTGCGGTGTGGCGTCGTCGAGATCCGCGAGCGCGACGAGGTCCGCCGCGTTGAAGCTCTCGACGTGTGCGAGCGCCGGACGGAGTTCGCCCTCCGCCGCGTCGACCGACGAGAGCAACCCGTCGAGGTCGCCGTCGTATCCGAGTTCGACGAGGTTCTCCCCGAGCGCGATCCCGCGCCGGAGACTACCGAGGCGCGCGAGGACCTCCGCGTACGCGCCGCCGTGGATGCCCGCACCCGCGGCGAGCGCGTCGAGCATCGGGCGAACGTCGCCACCGATGCGCGCCGCGACCGTCAACGGCTCGACGAGTTTCCCCTCCCCGAACATCGCGGCCATGTGCTCGTACACCGACCGGTGTTGCGGGAGCCAAAAATCGTCGGCGGAGAGCGCGTCGACGACACGGAGCCGATCGACCGTCGGCCACCCACCGAGGAGGTACCCGATCGCGGCCGCCTCCGTTGACTCGTCCCACGGAACCTCGCGGCCGTTCACGTCGTCTCCCACGGTTGCGTCGTTTGGAACCTCGACCCGGTGCGCGGACCCGACGCCGCGCGTGCCGCCATCTCGTCGAGATCCGGCCGGTCGAGCGCCGCCTCCACGTCCGCCTCGACGTACGCGGCGACGTGATCCGCCCACCGTTCGCTCGCCCCGTAGAACGTCGCGCCGTGCATCGTGAACTCCTCGGGTTGCCCGCGCCTCGACGTCGCGTACGCCTCGGTCGCCGCCCGGAGAACCTCGCCCGGGACGCCACGACCGCGCGGTTTTGCGCGGGTACACCGACCACGCGCGGTCGAACTCGTCCTCGTACGCCTCGCGCGCGGTGGGTTGCCCGCTCTCTAGGAGATGGAGATCCGCGCGCGCGCTCGACGTCTCTAGAGGTTTAGTAGAGGAGGAAGCCGCGGATTCGCGGGATGGCATCCCGCCGTTTCGCGGTTTCCCATCCCGCGATTCTGCGGAATGGAGGGTCGGGTGGTCGTAGTCGATCCGGTACCACTTCCGGCGCGACGACCATCCCTCGGGTTGGACCGAGAGGAGGAGCCCGTCGTCCCCGAGTGCGCCGATCGCACGGTGGACGACGTCCTCGGTGAGCCCGGTCTCGTCGGCCAACGCGGCCTGAGTGATCGCGTACCACCACTCGCCGTCATGCTCCGCGCCGTGTTCGGCGTCCGTCAGGTGCCATTGGATTTGTTGCAACACGACGGCTTTCGTGAGACCGAGCGCCCGGACGAGTGACGGTTGCGCGGTGAGCACGCGCTCGGTGAGTAGGAGAGTCAACGCGGTTACCTCCTCGGGTCGCCGGGGAGGGTCGACTAGCGTGTCGGCCGATCCCCGAGGTCGTAGCTCGGGTCGATCTAAGAGGCGACTCCTCGGTTCGGTGAGGTCCCGGGGAGTCGTCTCGCGTTCGGGTGGCGCACCGTACTACGGACCGTCGTCGGCCGCGGGGAGGAACGCCATCGCCCGGAGCCGTTCGTTCGGGACGAGGTAACACGGCCGCCCGCTCGCCGGTGCCGTCCACCATGCGCGTTGCTTCGCCTCCTCGCCGTAGACCCACCCGACGAGAACGAACACCGGGTCGCGGTGCGAACGGACGAGCACAAACGGCTGATTGTCCGGGTCGCCCGGATGGACGATGAGTCGCCCGTTCGGTCGTGGTGTCGAACGCACTTGGAGATGGCCGACGTCGAACTCCACCTGTCGGAACTCCGGCACCGCCGCGGCGGTCCACTCGACGTCGAGGAACCGTGCGACGGCGACCTCGGCGCGTGCGCCTTGGACGTGGGCGGCGAGCCCGTCCCCGGTGTATCCGTGCGCGTCACCGATGCGTTGACGGTCGGCGTTCTCCTGACGGAGTCGGGCGGCGTCGTCCGCGAGCGCGATCTCCTCGTCGGTGAGACGCACCGACCTCACGACACGATCTCCGCCTCGTCGACGTCGGGCGGGAGCGCGTGCTCCCCACACAACCCGTTCGCGACCGCGGCCGCGTCGCAATGCGCGCACGTCTCACCCTCGACCGCGGGCATCGGGTTCGACACGGCGACCTCGTCGTCGTCGCGGACCATCTCGTCGAGTTTCGCCTCCAACCGGTCGAGGTCGTCGTCGGACCGCTCGCCCGGTTTCGGGACGTCTTGCTCGCGGAGCCATGCCGTGTATTTGACTTTCGACGCGACGGGGAGCGCGTCGAACCGGTCGCGGAGAACCTCGTCGCGCGACTTGGTCCGCTCGACCGTGACGCCCTCGACACCGGCGCCGACGACCGCGCCCGACGGGACGTAGCTCGACGCCTCCTCCGCCTCGATGCCCGAGAGTTCCTCGGGGAACGCACGCCGGAGCGCGAGCGCCTCCGCGCATTTGCCGAGCATCAGGTACGGCTTCGCCTTCCACATGGAGTCCTGATTGTTGGCCGACGGCGGTTTGTATTCGTCCCACCGTGCCGTCGCCGTGAACGGCACGCGGAGCCCGGCGACGATTTTGTAGACGACGACGGTCGCCTCGCCCGGGTAGTCCGCCTCCCCGCCGCGCGGGTGACCGCGGTACGTCGGGTCCTCCGTCCCCGCGTGGAGTCCGGTCCGCGCCGCGATGGCGCGGTACCCGTCGATCCCGGTTTGGATCGTCAACTTGCCTTGGCGTCGGATGCCGTAGATCTGTTTCCGGAGCGGGTCGAGCCCCGAGTGCGCCGCGACGTGGAGGAACAACAGGAACTCGTCCTCCGACGCCTCCTGCCCTTTGAGGACGAGTTCACGGACGAGACGGCGTTGCTCGACGTCGCGCGGGTCGAACGCCATCATGGAGTCGTCGCGCAACGCGACCACGTTCGACGGAGCGACGGACGAGTGGAGGTTGTTGTCGGGATCGGTGGTCGTCATTTGAAGGCCTTTCGGATCGTGAGTCGTCGTTGTGGGTTGGGTTCGCGGTAGAGGTCGAGGAGCCCGGGATTGTCCGCCTCCAACTTGTCGAGGTTGACCTCCTCGGGTGCGATCCGTTTCCAATCGGCGGCCGGGACGCCACCGATTGCGCCGGTCTCGGCGTCACCGATTGCCGCGCGGATCATGTTCCCGAGCCGGGCGACCTCCGCCTTTGCGGCCTTCTCCTCGGCTTTGGCGGCGTTGAACTCGCGCACCGTGTCGACGAACGTGTCGTCGAGGTCGACGACCGCGCCCGCCGTCGGGTTGCGGTAGAGACGTTTCAGCGTGTCGCCCGCGAGGTGGTCCGGCACCGGTGGCCGCCGTGCGACGACGTCCTCCCAGAACTCCTCCTCGATCGAGCGGAGCCCGGCGAGGAGTTCGTCGTCGCGTTCGACGCGGTACCGGACGAGGTCGCGGCCGAACATCAACACCGCGACGTCGCAATACGCGGCGGTCTCGACGACTCCGAGGTAGTGGTGCGCTTGGAGGGAGATGTAGTCGGGGAGCCCGTCCTCGTACTTCGCGGCCGAGTGGCCTTGTTTGACCTCCAACAACCCGTCGCCGTCGGCGGCACGGTGAATGAACCGGTCCGGGTTCGCGAGCCTCCAATCGTCGACGTCGTGCGCGTAGAGATGCGTCGGTTTCGTGATCGTCGCTCCGTACTTCTCGCCGTACGCGACCGCGATCCCGTCCTCTAACAACTGGCCGAGTCGCATCAGCGGCGCACCGTTCATATCGCGGTCGTCGTCGCCGTCCTCGATCGGTTCGACTTTCGACGCGTATACGTCGAACGGTCCGACGAACGGCGAGACCCCCATGATCCCGCCGACGTCGCTCCCACCGATGCCTTGTTGTCGTGCGCGGAGCCATTGCGTCCGCGTCGCGCCGTCGAGTTCCATGACGTTTCTCACGTCAACTCCATTCGGTCGAGGATCATCCAACGTTTCGGGTGGTCGTGGTGCAACCGGTTCGCCTCGCATAGACCCTCGGCCATATCGAGTTTCGTGTCGCGCGCCGGGCGGGAACGGAGGGTCGGTACGGTGACGACGACACCCGACGGATACCGGGTGATCGCGCGCTCGGTCGTCTCGTCGTCCCCGGCGCGCGCCTTGTACGCGGGGACGCGGAGCCCGAGGTCGTGTGCGATCGCGCCGAGTTGCGCGGCGATCGACGCGAACCCGAGCGCGTCGAGCGGGAGTATCTCGACGGTCGGTTCGCCGTGGATCGGGTCGAGCGCGCCGCGCCCACACACGACACACCCGTCGAGCGTCGGGAAATCGTCGACGTACGCGTGGCGGTCCATCCGTTGATCCTCGCGCCCGGGTACGACACTCATCCGAGCCCGATCCACCCGAGCACCGTCACGAACCCGATCGCGGCGAGCAACACCACGACGAGGAACCCGAGGAGCCGGACCGCCTCCCCGACCTCGCTCCGGACGTATTGCCAATCGACGACGTTCCTCATGGCGAAAGCCTCCTAGTCCCGGCTCGGTTCCGAGCCACCGGGAGAAACTCTAGCATGTTGTGGCGCACCCTGCGCCGAGTGTGCTACGTTGTGTGGACCGGCCGGGAGACGCCCGACCGGAGAGGAGGCTTCCGCCCATGAAACTCAACTCCGCTCGGTTCGCAAACGCCCGGGAGTTCGACGACGCCGTCGCCGCGTCCGCCGTGCGCGCCGACTACTACACCACCGGCGAGATGATCCCCGGGTACGGCATCGTCGAGACGATGACCGACACCGGGTACCGCATCGTCGGCGGCGGGTTCGCTCCGTTCGTCGCCGTCCACCCGCGGCCGTCGGTCGCCGGGCTCGTCGCGTTCAACGACGGCACCGTGTACGGCGGTGCGCGATGAGTGTCACACCCGAGCGCGACGATCGACCTATGCCCGTCGAACTCCCCCGAACGTGCGCCGCGTGTGGCGTCCCCACCGAGCGTGTTGCTCCCGGGACGCCGATCCCCGCGTGTGGGTATCACGGCGGCGTCGCACGCGAGGAGGCGGAGTGAACGCCGCCGAGGGTCGCGACGTGTTGCGTGACGCGATGGCCGTCGTCTCCGCGAACTTGATCGAGGGAGAGGCGTCGGACGTCATCGCGTTGCGAGTGATCCGCAAACGTGACGACGAGGACGTCCGCGATTGGATCGAGCGCGTCGCGATGCTCGTCGACATTCTCGGCGCGACCGCGGGAGTGTTCCTCTCCCGGTGGTCCGACCATCTCGTTTTGTCCACCGCCGACACGCTCCGCGTGTTCGCCCAACAGCTAGAAGCGTCATCCACCGCCCGCGACCTCGCGGGCGGCAACACCAACGAAGGGAACTGAAATGTCCGTGAACACCGAACTCCGCAACACCGACCTCCCCGGTCTCGTCGACCTCCTCCGCAAACAAGCGGACGTCAAGGTCGACGAGGTCGTGTCCGCATCGCGTCTCCGCGTCGAGGGTGGCAACCTCCACGTCGTCGGCGCGCACACGACGATCGACGACGACGGCGTCGAGTCGCACGACGCGGTGCTCGCACCGACGGAGCGGTTCGACGACGGCGTCTCCGAGAAACTCGGCATCCCCCGCGCATACCTCCGTCGCACCCGCGACGCGCGGGTCCCCATCCGCTCGGACAACTACGGCGGTGTCGACCTCGACGTCCCCCTCTACGACGCGAACGTCAACGCGTGGCTCGCCGCGGACCCGACCCGGAAGTTCCTCGTCCGGTCGTTCCGCACCGACGACCACCACGACGTCGGGGTGGCGCGTGCGTTGCTCTCCGACTCGGTCGCTCTCGGGATGGACAACCTCGACGTCCTCCTCGCCGTGTTGGCCGGAGTGCGCGACGCCGGGCAGGACGTCACGATCCATCGGGCGTCGCTCACCGAGCGGCAGATGCGAGTCCAGTTGGTCGCCCCCGCGATCACGGCGCTCGCGCCGGTGCTCCTCCGCGGCTACCGGTCGCCGTTCTCGGGTCGCTCGGGTGCGGATCTCCCGGTGATCTCGGCCGGGCTCGACGTGCGGAACTCGGAGACCGGTGGTGGCGCGTTCGTCGTCGCTCCGTACGCCCTCGTCCAGATCTGCACAAACGGCATGACCCGTCAGGTCGACGCGGTCCGCAAGGCGCATCTCGGGTCGAGGCTCGACGAGGGTGTCATCCGGTGGTCGGCCGAGACGGTCCACCACGCGACGGCGCTCGTCACGTCACAGGCACGCGACGCGGTCGAGACGTTCCTCTCGGCGGACTACCTCGCCGGGTGGGTCGACGAGATCGAGGGTAAGTCGACCGCACCGATCGTCGACGCGGCGGGGACGATCGAGCGGGTCGGGAAGGCGCACGCGTTCACCGACGCGGAACAGGCGTCGATCCTCGATTGTTTCATTCGGTCGGGGGACCTCACGGCGGGTGGTGTCATGCAAGCGGTCACCGCGGCCGCGCAGGGTGTCGAGTCGCCCGACCGTCAGGCGGAGATGGAGGACCTCGCGATGGCGGTCCTCGACACCGCCGCGACGGTCTAGGTCCGACGCGTTGGTCGGGTCGCCCGGTTCGCCGGGCGGCCGCCAGCGTCGGCGGCATCGGTGGGGTTGAGTCCGGAAGCCTCCTCCTCCTCGATGCCGTCGACGGTGGCACACGACCGCGACACTCTCACCCTCGACGACGTCGAGAATCCGCGGTGCCCGGCGTGCGGGCATCCGACATACATGCACCGCGTACACGGACCGTCGACCGCGCGACTCGCGGAGGGTGACCCGTTCCCATGCGTCGCGGCGACGGTCTCGGAGATCATCCCCGCGGGCGAGCGGCGCGCCGAGACGTACCGGTACTCGTATTGCGGGTGCCGTCGAGAGTTCCCCCGCGCGGCGGAGATCGCCGCCTCAACCCGAAAGGTTGTCCCATGATCCTCCGAGTCGCCATGCTCGCCGTCGTCGTTGTCGCCGGTGTGCTCGTCGCGTTGCGAGCCCGGAGCGCCGAACGTGCGCGCCTCGCGGTGCGGTCGTTCGACGACGCGTTGGACGAGTTGCGCGCCGCGTTCGACGGGTTCGCCCGAGAACTCGGGGTCGCGGTCGCGCCGTCGATCCGCTCGCTCGCTCGGGCGGTCGCCGCGTTCGGGGAGGCGGCCACCGCGGCGACGGCGGCGGTCGCCCGGATGGCGGAGTCGCTCTCCGACGACGAGGTCCCGTCGTGACCGGCAAGCATTGCAAGGTCGAGCGATGCGGCCGGACCGCGCGCGTCGAGGTTTGGCTCGACGCGTACGGCGGGACCGACGTCCTCGCCGGGCGGATCGAGACGCAAGAGCTAATGGTGTGCATGGAACACGCCGAGATGCTCGGAACGGTCCGCGGGTTGGAGTCCGATTACGAGTCGCCGTACGTCATGGTCGACCGCGTGCGCGCGGCCGGATGGCAGATTCGGTCGGTCGTGCGCGCCGTCGGCCGGTGGGACGTCGTCCTCGTCGCCCCGCGGGTGTCGCCGTGAGTGCGTCGTCCGCGTCCGCGATCCTCGGGTATTGCCGTCGGACGATCGCCGCGGGGCGGTGGGTTCTCCCGGGTCGGTGCCGGTGCGGCGTCTCGTTGTTCTACGTCCCGCCGTACGGGTGGCGGACCGAGAGTGGCCGGGAACACGTCCACGGAGCGGAGGAGGCAGCGTGAGGCGTCTGATGGCAGCGTGGCGGTGGCTCGCCGGAGGTCCGGCGCGTCGTCGGGCTCGGGCGGCGGAGTGGACCCGGGGAGGGTGGGGGAGATTCTAGGTAGGAGTTGTGGCGCAACGTGCGCCGGTTGTGGTAGTGTTTCACCCATGACCACCACGGAGGCTTCCACCATGACCACCGACCACTCGTACGAGATCGCCCACGACGAGCGGTACTACGAACTCCTCCTCGCGGAGTACGACGCCCGCGAGAAGCTCGACCGCGAGAGCGGCTACATGATCCAAATGGCGTCGGACGACCCGGACTCGTTCGGGTTCCGCCCGAACGAGTTTCGCACCATCGAGGCGGCACGCGAGGCGTTGCCGGTCGGCGCGATCTACTCGCTCCGCGGCGCGTACTCCGACCGTCTCGTCGTTGGTGACGGCGAGCGCCACTACGACCGCCCGGCCAACGCGGACGACGCCCTCGCGATCCTCACGCCGGAGCACCCGCACCACGACTACGTCGCCCGGTACGCCGAGGCGCGCGACGCGGCCGCCGCCGCACGCGACGCCGTCGACGAGCACGACTCGGCCGGGTACCACGGTTGGACCCGGTACATGCTCTGCACGTCGTCGAACGGTCACGTTCACGCCGACACCCGTTGCTCGACGTGTCGGATGACGACGACGTTCGCTCCGGTCGTGTCGCTCTCCGGCTCGACGGCGACCGAGGCGATCTCGGCGCTCGGTGAGACGTTGTGCTCGGTGTGCTACCCGGACGCCCCCATCGCCGGGAAGATCGGGAAACTCACCAAGGCGCAGGCGAAGAAGGTCCTCCGCGGGGAGTCGATCCGATGACCGCGACCGAGTGGAAGATCCGCCTCGACGACGAGACCGGCGCGCCGATGCACGACACGTCGGACCCGCTCGGGTGTTGCGCCCGGTGCGCGGCCGCGGAGATCGGGCGGCGCTCGACGCGTCGCCCGGCGCTCCGCTACTCGCGCACCGCGGCGTCGGGCGAGGTCGTCGTTCTCCGAGGCTCGACGTTGGTCGCGACTCTCGTCCTCGACCGCCCGTACGGGTGGCACGCCCGCCCGGCCGCCGAGTTCCGCGACCTCCTCGGCGCGATCGCGGGGGAGACGTGGGACGCCACCCGGCGCGAGGTCCTCGACGACGTGTGCGCGGCGTACACCGCGGCGTGGAAGCGAGGCGAGGTCCGATGACCGCCACGCGTGTTCGGGCGTGCCCGGCGTCGGGTCGTGAGGTCGTCGGTCGTGGCCGGGCTCGCCGGTCCAAATCGACTCGGTGCCCGGAGTGCGGCCAACCCGTCGAGACGACCTCGGGCGGCGTCCGCTACCGGAAACACCGCGGCCGGTGAACCTCCTCCGGTTCCTCCGTCGCCGTCCGGCTCCGGCTCCGTGGCCGACGACACCCGCCGAGATCGAGGCGGCGTCGCGGTCGTGGCCGCGCTCGACCGAGAACCGCGGGCGCAAGGTCGCGTGCCCGGCGTGCGGCGCGACCGGGTACCCGGGCGGGGCGTGGACCCACGCCCATTTGATCCACGTCCGGTGCTCCGATTGCGGCCGGACGATCACCGCCCGGGGGCTCAACACCCACAAGGCCGCCGTTGCCCGCCATGCGGCCGTGAGAGCGTCTCGGGACGAGGCGGCGGAGGTCCGGAGGTTGTTGTCGTGAGCGGCCGTACGAGCGAATACGAGGCGGCGTCACGTCTCCGTAAGGCTCACCGGCTCGCCGTGGTGCTCGACCGGGTCCTCGCCGCGAACCCGGCGCTCTCGATCGACGACCTCGCCACCCGGGCGACCGTCGAGACGCGGCGCCTCACGGCGGCGGCGGCCGGGACCCGGCTCCCGTCCGAGGAGACGTGGGCGTGGACGATGGAGATCCTCCGAGAGCGGCGGGTGCCTCCCTCGACGCCGTCGGCAGGGTAGGGTTCGCGGCGAAGCCCGACCGAGTAGGTCGGGCTTCGGCCATTCCCACCGTCGCCACGGAGGAACCGGATGCAACGTACACGCGTCGCGCTCGTTCTGCTTGCACTTGTCGGGCTCGTCACCGTCGCCGCGATCTCGTCACCGGCTCCGGGTGAGCCACAACCGCACGTCCGGACGCCCGCCGTTGTCGTCGGTGTCCCCGTCGGGTCGGCCACGATGCCGCTCGCCACGGTCGGGCTCGACGTCCTCGGACGGTACCTCCGGGCGGTCGAGGCGGACGAGGTCGGCCGGTACGTCGTCGCCGTCGCGGACGCGCAACGCGCCGCGGAGCACGACGCCGAGATCGCGGCGGAGGCGGCCGCCCACCCGCCCGTCTCCGCCGCGGCCACCGCACCGTCGGGTGGTGGTGGGCACTCCGACGCGTGGTGGCATGGCGTCGCCGGGTGCGAACAGGGTGGGCTCAACGACCCATATTTCGGGTACTTCTCGTTCATGGACGGGTCGATGGGCGGCCAACCGTGGGACGTGCAAGTCGCCGCGGGGAACGCGCTCCTCTCCCGGTTCGCGGAACGCGAGAGTCAAGGTGGCGCGTGGGCGGATTCGTGCATCGACGCCGCGTACCGCGCGTCGCCCGGAGGTTGAACCGAGGGTGTGCGCCGGAGCAAGCGGGCGGAATGGAACGGCGCACACCCTCGACCTTTCACCCGACCGGCGCGCCCTCCGAGGAGCCGGGCGTCGGCACGGTCGTCGAGTCCGCGGGGACCGGGATCGGTATCCCTAACCTCGTTTGGCATCGCAACCGCGGTACGCGCGACAACACCGCGTCGCGGCGCTCGTTGTACCGGGCGACAACGTCGGGCGGGAGGTTCGGTATCGTCGGCGTGTACGCCTGTGTCACGACGTCGCGGAGCGCGTCGCGCGCCTCGACCCTCGACGCGCAATCCTGCGTGAGTCGTGCAATCCGTTCCGCCGTCAACGAGTTCTCCGACGCGGAGTGGGACACCAACAACAACGCGGCGCCCATCCCGACCGCGAGGAACGTGTACGGCACGAACCGCCACCATCGACGCCGGTAGTGGTCCTCCAACCGGACGAGTCGTCGTTCGTCGTCCGGTGTCACCGATGCACCACCAACAGGTGATAGGGGACGTACAACACGACGGCCGCGGCGACGTACATGATCCTCGCCTTCGCCCGAGTCCAGTGGTGGTGCAGCATCATCGTCTGCCTCCGTCGCCGCCGAAAAATCCGTCGACCCGGCCCGCGGCGGCGAAACCCATTAGCGCCACCGAACCGTAGACGATCGTCGGGTCGACCCTGCCGCCACGGAGCCCGTTCACCATGAACACGACGAGCCCGCCGACGAACGCGAGGTCCGTCTTGCGCGGGTGGTACCACCGTCGCGGCCGCTCGGGTGTCGGCTCGGTTGCCTCGCTCTCGGGTGCGCGCGCCATCCACGTCAGTTCTCGGTCGGTGTGGGGGAGGGTCGAGTTAGAGCAACCGGGCGACGTACCCGTACGCGACGATCCGGATCTGCCAGAACGTCGGCGGCTCGTCGGGTCGTGTCTCCTTGCGTGACGCGGTGAGGAACGGACCGAACACGGTGTTGATCTGGTCGATCCCGGTGTTCGGGTCGCACCACGCGACGTCGTGCGTCCCTTCGACGGTCACCTGCACGGACGGGTGACCGTTCCCGTCCTTGTCGACGTGGTGCCACCACAACGCGCCGTCGTCGGTGATCTGGAATGTGTCGACGTTGCCGCCGACGAGCAACGTTCGTGGTCCCTGCATGGCTTGCTCCCCTGCTGGAAGGATTGTGGCCGGTAGTGGTGCGTCGGGTGCGATCTGCCAGTACGGCGCGCGCACATGATCGAGGTCGGTGTTGTCGACGGGGGACGCGCCGACGACTTGCGAGAGCAACGTTCCCCACCCCCACGTCTCGGGGACCCACGTCCCCCGCAAACAGAGCGGCGAGTGCATCGCGCCACGGTTGAACGAGTCACAAATCGGCACCGCGCCGTACGGGAAAAACGGCAACGTTGCCGCGTCGGCCCACCCGCGTCCCGCCTCCGACGCGTCCCAATCGTCGAGCCAGTTCCCATCGGAGACGACGACCGCCATCGACTCGACGTTCGGGTGGACCTCGCGGGCGCGGGCTTCATGCGCGATGCACGTCGCGTGCGCGGTCGCGTAGTCGCATTGCGACCACGTCGAGTCCGCCTCAAACACGAACGTCAACCGTGCGACGCGTGCCGCGTCCGCGCACCACTCCGACGTCGGTCGCGCCGCTCCGGTGTACCGGAGCCAATCGAGCCCGACGTCGGTCGGGAAGTCGCCCCACGCGGCGTCGAGCGCGTCCCTCACGGTGCGTTCTGCCCGATGTTGCTCACGGCCTTGATACCCTTCCACGCCGCGGACGCGAGACCGATGAGCAATACGACGATCACCATTTGCGACGCGAAGTTGAGCGAGTCGAGCGGACGGTTCAACACGACCTGTTCGTGTGCGAAATCCGACGCGGCGACGAGCAACACCGTGACCGCGCATACGACGATCACGACGGCGACTTGGATGCGACTCTTGTTGGGTCCCTCGACGAGCGTGCGCGCCACGTCGATCAAACCCATCAGCACCAACCCGAGGATTACGGCACTTCCAATGTCGAACATCGCGGGTTCCTCCCGGGTCGGGTCCGTCTCGTCCGCCCCAAAGGTACTGCGTCCGCCGCGATGGGCGCGCGATGCTCACGCCTCGGTGTTGTACGTCCCCGAGATGTAGATCGTGTCGCTCGTCGTCCACGTCATCGGCGCGGTCGTGGTCGTCGCCGCGAACCCCGGAAGTCCCGGCGCCGAGAACAGGAACAAGCAATAGACCGCCCCTCCGGTGTTGCCCTCGGGGATGACCCATGTTGCCGGGTAGCGGGCGCTGGCGCTCACGTCGAGGATGTACCCGGAGAGGATCGTCGGGTTGCCGTCACCGTCACTGATGACGGGGAACGGGAGCCCGTTCAACGTCGCCGCGCTACCCAACGCGGTTCCCGCCCCGAACGACCATGATCCCTCGATCGTGACGCGGTGCGCCTCGCGGGTGTAGTGGCCGAGTCCGGATGCTCCGGTGTTGTTCGACGACGGCCCGCCAATGGTGGGAGTCCACAACCCGCGGTCGGCGCGCGAGATCCTCGACGTGATGTAGACACCGAGCGGAGGGAGATACGAGATCAACACCCGGTCGCCCGGTTCCAACGCGGAGCCCGTCGCGTTCGACGCGGGGACCGCGTTCGCGTCGCCGTCGGGACGGACCGTCGCCTCGCCTCCACCGTCGGTTGTCGACCCGACGGTACCGAGGCGCACGATCGGGATCGGGAGGTTCGCGCCACCGGTCCCGCGTCCGAGGTTGCGGATCGCCTCCGCGGTGACCGCCTGCGCGATCTGTGTGATCTGTTGGATCTCGGCGGCGTCGAGTGTCATTACGAGTACGTCCCTCGGAGCGAGTGACTCATCCGGCCGCCCGGTCGACACTCGATCGACCACCCGACCTCGCGGTAGTTCACACCGTCGTAGCTCACGATATCCCAGGTGTCATGCAACGGGCTCACGCGCGCGTCGAACGCCAGCCATGTGAACGTCGAGATATCCGACGCGTACAACGCGGCGGCGGCCTGGTCGGCTTGCGCCTGTGTCGCGATGCCTTGCACGGTGTCGGTTTTCCGGATGCGTCGCCCGGTGTTGACGTACGAGTTCGGCGCGGCGTCGGGGACGTCGAAGATTCCGACGAGTTCCGCGTCCGGGTTCCCACCGATCGCGACGTACCGGTTCGGCGCGGTGAGGAGGTCGTTAGAGAACACGGCGCTCCCCGGGACGACGCCACCGAGCCCGAACCCGTACGCAAAATCGGCGTCGGACGTCGCGACGTTCGGCGCGGTGCGACACCGCAACGACCCGGAGTTGTCGAAATACGGTGGGAGGAACCCGGCGTTTTTGCATAACCCGTCGAGGACGGTGAGGAACGTGTCGCGTCCGGCGACGAACCCGACCGCGACTCCGAGCGCGACGGTCGACGCGTCGACACCGCTCTCCGAGAGTCCGAACCCGAGCGCGTCGAGCACTTCCAGAATCGCGCCGCGTACGAGGGTGCCCTCGCCCCACCCGATCGAGTTGTCGATAGGTTGGTCGAGGATCGTGCAGAGGTCCGTCAACACGCCGGTCCGTGGCGAACCCGACGACCATTGGACTTGTGAGTCGTCGCCCCACACGAACACACCGAGCGGGTACTCGACGCCGTCACCGAACCGCCAAAACGGGCGGGCGCGCATCGACAACGGGTCGATATCCGCGGCGTAGTAATGATTCGTGTTGACGTCGACGAGTGGCCGCGCCGGGATCTCGATCGACGGGACGCTGCGACGGATCGAGCGGGTCGTGTCGTTCGTGATCGTCGGCGTGGAGTGCTCCGACACCATCAGATCCCCGAGGAGGTTGAGGTCGTTGTCGTAGACCCGCCACACGACCGTCTCGGGGCGGACCGGCCAATCGAGGACCGACGTCACGCGGCTACCGCCACCACGAACGGCGTCGCCGCGACCTCGTCGCCTTGCACGTCCGCGAGGTAGAGATCCGCGCCGCCGCTGCTGTCCTCGTTCCCGGTCGGGACTCGGAGCGCGGCGAGCATCCGGTTCCCCCGATGGTCGAGAACACAGATGTACGGGATCACCGCGCGTGCGAGGTTCCGGAGTGGCGTGTACGCGTTCCATCCGAGCCCACCACCGGTCGGGAGTTTGTCGTCGGCTCCGACGATGAGCGTCCAATGCGCGGTGACGCCGCGGTTCTCCAACGGGTTCGCGGCGAGTTGATAGTCGCGGCCGTAGGCACCCTGACGGGTTTGTTCGTCCGCCTCGTTGAAGTCGTAGTTCTTGCCCGGCCGGTACTCGTACGCGAGGTTCTGCGTCGGGTTGTAGTTCGTGACCAAATACATAGTCGTCGCGTACGCGCCGGTCCCCGCGAGGAGCGGCTTCGTCACCGACGCACCGGCCGCCGTGTATGGCGACACCGCACCGTCGGAACGCACGACCCGGATGCGGTACGTCGCCGCGATGCCACGCTTGGCTTCGTAGTCTTTCCACGCGGCGACCGACTCGACCGTCACCCACGCGATATCCATCCACGTCGCGCCCGCGTCCTCGGAACGTTGAATCTCGTACCGGGTGAAACTCCCGGCGAGCGACGTCGTCGCCCACGACAAATCCGCCCGCGGGATCGCCGTAACACAGTTGACCGTCTCCCCGACGGCTTGTGTCCCGAGCGCCGCGGTCATCGACGCGGGTGCGACCGGGATCGTCGAGAGCGTGACGAGGAGGTCGGCGGTCGGGACGTCGACGACACCGTTGTACGTCGGTTCGTCGGTCGTGCCACCGAACGTCGCCACCGAACCCGTCGAACCCGGCGAGTCGAGCGCGAGAACTCCCCAACTCGTCGCGACCGCCGCCGCCGACGAGAACTCGATGTAATACTGCGTCGCCGCGGCGAGCGTCGCGGACGCCGGGATTTGGACTTGGACGAGCCCCCACCCGAACGTCGGGTCGGCACCGGGGACCTTTTGTGAGGTCGTCGCCCACAACGCCGGAGTCAACGAGTACGTCGTGCCGAACTGCACGTTGTCGGAGCGACGTTTGATTTTGACGTCGAGGTTCGCGGTTTGCCCGGCGCGCATGTACGCCCAAAATCGGAGGATGCCGTACGCGGCGACGGCGGCGTTAGAGAACTCTTGCTCGGCGTTGCGCCCGGTGTAGACCAACGCGGTTTGCAGTTTGACGTACGGCAACGAGTCGACGCTGTCGGCGGGGACGGTGGTCCGCAACACGAACGCGTGGAGGCGCGACAACGCGGACCCCATCGCGGTTGGGAACGACCACTGTGAGTCGAGTGTCGGCATCCAAGAGTTGAACAACGAGAACGGTGTACCGACTCCGGCGACGGGTGACATTGTGTCGACGAACGGGATGCTCATCGAGCCCGTCGGGCTCAACCGGCGCACCGTGAACAAATGCCGACCGGTGCCGTCTTTCGTCCATGCACCACCGGTCGGTGTCGTCATGTTCCCCGTCGCGTTCCACGCCGGGAGCGTGTTGTTCCCGACCGCGAGCGCCGACGCCGAGTCGTCGAGAGTCGCGAACGCGAGGCGGGTCTCCGCGACGGTGTAGACGGTGAGCGTCACGTCGTACACGACGACCGCCGACCACACGCCCGCTTTGGATTGGCCGGTGAGCCAAAACTCGTCGGTCGTGTCGAGCGCCTGCACGTCCGCGATCGTCCACGGTTTCTTCGTCGACGGGTTGTAGTACGAGTACGCGTAGATCCAACTGTCGGAGCGCGGACCGGAGAGGTTCTGCAACAACGGGTAGTCGACACCCGAGAGGTTCAACCCCGCGGACAGCACCGACGTCGACCCGAGCGCGTACCGGATACCGAGACGGAGACCGACGATGCGTTTCCCGGTGAGCGTCAAACTCCCGGTGTTGAACCGTTGGACGAGTTGCGACGCGGTGCCCGAGACCGACGCATAGTTCGCCGTCGTCCCCGGGTTGCCCTCGTTGATCGAGTCGAAAATGTTGGTGTTGTTGCCCGCCTCGTTTTTCCACGTCCCGTCGGTGACGTCCTCGTTCGGTACCGCGTCGACACCGACCGCGGCGAGATCCCCCACCGCGGTCTCGTTGTCGTACGCCTCGACGACGTACACGCCGCCACGGACCGAGATCCCGGTGTTCGGCACCGCGACGGTCCCGACGATCTGTGAGACGGATTGGTCCCACGACGTACCGATCATCTTCGACGGCGCGTCGATGTTGACGAGCCCACCGAAAACCGGCATGAACTCCAACCCGAGCGTCGCGGTTTTGTTCGGGTTCCACTCGGTCATTAGCCCATCCTTGCCGTCGTCACAATCCCCCGACGCGTCAACGCGTCGGCCGCACCCTCGACGACTTGCTCCCCGACCGTGCGAGCGAGCGCCGGGTCCGTCACTCCCGACACGTGGACATTGAACTCGATCGTCGTCGACGACGGACCACTACCACCGACGAACGCACCGATCGGCGTGAACGGCGACGCCGCCGATCCCATCATGCCGTCGATCAACGCGGCGGACTCCGCCGCCGCCGTGGCCGCCTGTGACGCGATGCCTGCCGCGATGCCATACCCGAACGACGCACCGATCCGCAACCCCTCGCGCGACGGGAACGGCGGGTTGCTCACCGCGTCGTGCGCCGCTTGGATCGCCGCGTTCACGATGGCGGTCGCCGCACCGGCGACGTAACCCTCGTTCGCATAGATGCCGTCACCGATACCCGCCGAGAACGACGCGCCGATCCCGTAACCGATGTTGTGCATGTTCGCCCCGGCGAGCGCCGCGTCGTTCGCGGCCCGGTCGACCTCGCCGGTCACCGCCCCCGACGTCGCGGACGCACCCGAACCCGCACCCGACGCCATCGCGCTGCCGAGAGCGTTGCCGTGCGCGTCGAAAATCGGTGTCTGCCCGGACACGGCGGCGGCCGCGTTGCCGGTGTTGTTGAGCACGACGTCGGTCACACCCGCCGACCCGGCGTCCGCCCCCGTTTTGAGCGCGGTACCGATCTGCGTCCCGGTCGCGTCGTAGACCGGGACGGACGCTTGGAGATGAGCGAGCGCGTCGTTGTTGTGGGTAATGAGCCCATCGACGAACGACGTGTCCGCCCCCGCGTTCGCGAGATTGTCCCGCAACGTTTGCAACTCGACGCCGTACGACTGCAACGGGACCTGTTGTTCCGCGAGCGTCCCACCATTCGCGGCGATCGACGCCGACCATGCCGTCGCCGCGCTCGCCGCCTGATTCACGGCCGAGTAGTTCGCCTCCGCCGCCGCGGTCCCGATCCCGATCGCGAGCCCGTTCTTCGCGAGTGCGTCATTGACCGACGTCAAACTCGTATCGAACGCGATGTGTGCTTGCTCTTGCGACACGAACCGCCCGAGGGAGATATCGAGCGTCGCGTTCAACGCCTGTTGCGCGAGGTTCAACGCGTCGACGGCTTCCTTCGCGGAGAGCGTCCCCGCCGCGTACCGGTCGTGTGCATCCTTCGCGTTCGCGTACGCCGTGGTGCTCGCCTCGACCTCCGCGTTGTAGGCACGCGTCCCGTCCGCCACCGACGCGAGCGGCGTGATACTCGCGATCAACGAGTTCGCCGCGTCGTCGATCGCCTTTTTGGACGCGATCGCCGCGGCCGCCTGTTGCGCGTACGCGACGTTCCCTCCGAGCACCGCGGCGGGGAGTGCCTTTTGCGCGGCGTCGAGCATCGTCGTCGCGTCCGCGAGCGACAACGCGCCGCCCTCGTACCGGGCGAGCGCCGCGACGCCGTCGGTCAATGCGACGATCGACGACTGTTGCTCCGATTTCGTCGCCGCGTACCCGGCCGAGAGTTCGGGGAGCGCCGACGTCGCGAGCGCCACCGTCGCTCCGGCGAGTTCGTTCGTCGCGGCGGTTTGCTCCTTCTTGACGGAGGCGTCGTCCGCACCGATTTTCTTCAAGTCGCGCGTGGCGTTCCCCGCCGCTTGTTGCGCGATGATTTGCTCCAAGATCGTTTTCTTCAACCCGTCGTTCGCCTGACCGGTCGAGACCAACTGCCGTGCCATCGCACCGAGCGCGGGCGACGCGGACGACAACACCGACACGAACGCCTGATTCGTGACCTTCCCCTGATCCGTCGACGCGGTGAAATCCCCGAGCGTCTTGTCGGCGTTGTGCATGTGTTCCGAGAACGCGGCGGGCGAGTCGGTGTTCAACGCGTCGAGAAGTTCTTGCGCGTGCCCGGCCGAGTCGCTACTCGCGTGCCCGGCCGATTGCACCGCGGACGTGTAGTCCGACCATGACACCTTCGCCCGACCGAGGTCGTCGATCTGATTGTTCGTTTGGAGTTGTTGCCGGAGTGCTTTCGACGCGGTGTCGTCGATCACCGCGCCCGCCGTCGTCAACGTCGCCGTCAAATCCTTGACGGACTTGTTCGACTCGTCCGCACCGCCACCGAACAACCCGAACGCGGCCGCGCCGAGAGCGAGCCCACCGATAATGATCCCGATCGGACCGAGCGCCCCTGCGATGCCGATGGCCGCCTCGTCCGCCGCGACGGCGGTCGCCTCGATCCCGGCCGCCGCGACGGGCGCCGAACCCGCCACCGCGTACAACGCCGTCGAGACCGCCGTGAAGATGGCCGGGAGGAACTCGATCGCCCTGAAGGCGAGGAACCCGTCGACGACGGGAACGATCGCCGGACCGAGGAAATCGAGGACGTCCGCGAGTGCCTGCACGACGGGCGTCACGGCTTGGAGCGCGGTCGTCACCGCGGGGAGAATGTCCGCCCCGACGCGGCCGATCGCCGTCGCAAACGCGGAGATGATCGGGAGGCTCGCTTGGATCGCGTCGAACATCGGGATCACGACCGTTTTACCGACCGTTTCCAAAACGAGGTTGAACTCCTCGCGCAAACGGCGCTGCACGATCGTCGCGTTCGTCGCCCCGGTAGCGACGGAGGACCCGAGTTGGTCGCCATATTTCGCGGTGGCGAGCGTCGCCGCGGCGGCGGCCTTTTCGTAGATCGACAACTCCGCCGACGCCTTGCCGTTCGCGTCGGCGCTCGCCTTCGCGGAAATCTCCGCCGCGGTGAGGGAGATACCGAACGACGCCGCGAACCGGCCACCGCGCGCTAGTCGGGTTGCCATCGCATCCGCGACGTCGGACACGGAACCGAGCGCCGGGTTCAACGCGACCGCCCGAGACGCGAGCGCGATGATCGTGTCGGTGAACTGCGCGGCGGCCTTGTCGCTCGCACCACTGTTTTTCGCGTATTGGTCGAGCGTCGCGGCCGTGTTGTGCAACGCGGCGTCGTTCGTCCCGAGCGTCGTTGCGAGTTTCCCGAGGTCCGTGTTCAACGTCCCGACGTTGACGTGTTCCACCGACGCGGCCATCGGCCCGAGAATCGCCGTGAACCGTTGCGACGACGACGTCGCCTCGACACCCTTGTTGAAAATCTCCCCGAGCGCGACGGCGAACGCGCCACCGGCCGCGACTCCCGCACCCATCGCGCCACCCGCGCCGACGGCGGCGGATTGCAACTCGCTCGTCGACCCGACCGCGAGTCCCGCCGCCGCTCCCGCCGCCTCCGTCGCGTGACCGAACCCTGCCGTCGAGGTCGCCGCGCCGCTCATCGCGGCACCCGTCGACGAGGCGGACGACCCGAGATCGTCGATCGCGCCTTGCGCCTCGGTCGTATCCGCGGTGACCTCTATGTCGATCGGTGCCGCGTCGAGCGCGCTGATTTCGTGTTGCGCCTCGGAGATATCCGCGGTGACCGCGACGGTCGAGTCGGCCGCGGTGACCGCGTCGGAGATATCGCCGGTGATCGTGTCCGCGCCGGTCTCGTCGACGGCGACGGTCCCGTCGGCGGCGGCGACCGCGGCGTCAAGGTCGGACGTGATCGTGTCCGCCCCTGCCGCCTCGACCGGGACCTCACCATCCGCGGACGCGACCGCGTCGGAGATCGCGGGTTCGACCGCGGCGACGTTCGGATCGACGACGACCTCCGGTACCGCGGCGACGGCGTCGGCCATCGCCGCGGCGAACGAGTCCGCACCGCGCCCGAGCGCGGACTCGACCTCGTTCCCGAGTGAATCGACGGTCGAGAGCGCCGCGCCAATGTCGAGCGAGAGTTCCGCGGAGAGTTGCTCGTCGGCCACTACATGATCCCCCGGATACGTTGTCTCGGGACGGGTGGGTCCTCATTCTGCCCGCTCGACGGTGGAGTCCAGAGGTTCTCCCGTCCGGCGTCGCCCGCTTGGAGGTCCACGAACCCCCCGTCGAGGAGCGGCCGTGCCGCCGCGAGGACCGCGAGTTGACGGTCGAGCCCGAGGATCGACGCGACCTCGCTCGGGGTGAGGGACCGCACCATCGACGGGACCATCGGTGCGAGCGCCCGATACCACGGCGCGAGGAAACCGCGCGCGCCACGGAGCCGGGTCCGTGTCGGGCGTGGAGTTTTCGGGCGTTGCCGCCCGGCGCGGTCCTCGTCTAGTTCGGGAGGGACGCCGGTCCAGGCAAAGGGGCTCGGAAATGCTCCAGCATCGTCCGGATGACGAGCGGCGACGCCGCCCACCCGTACAACTGCGTCGGGTCGACGGCGACCCGCTCGGTCGGGTCCGACGTGAGCGCCATCCGCGCTATCGCCTCGATCACGACCTTGCCGTATGGCGTGTCACCGCCGTACGTCGCGGTCGTCCGGTCCCTCGCCGCTTTCGTGTACGCGTCGAGTTGCGCCCGGTCGTTCGTGTCGGTCACCGCGGGGAGCACCGGGAGCGCGTCGTCGACGCGTTCCGCCTCCTCGGTGAGCCACGCGAGGTCCTCCATCGACGGCTCGTCGAGCGTCACCGGTTCCCGACCTCGGAGTGGGAACGTGATAGTCCCGTCCTCGTTGACTTGCATTTTCGGCATACGTCTCGGTCCTCTCGTTACGACGCCGGTGTGGGCGACGGCGCGACGTGGAGTCTCCATTGCACTCCCGCGCACTCGCCGGACGGCAGGATAGGCGTCGCGTCGACGAACCGTAGGGACCTTCCCGCGGTGTTGCGCCGGATCTCCTCGACGATGGCCGCCTCGTCGACTCCGGCGATCGAGTTCAACGCGCACCCGAGCCCGACGAGCGCACGGACGACACCGTCCTCGACGTCCGCGAGCATCCCCGCCGTCGAGTTCACCGACGCGTCGTACACCGCGTCGACGTACGGGAGGCCGTCGCGGGTCGGTGGGTCCGGCCAACACACGACGTAACGGACGACGAGTGTCACCATCGGCCGTTGCACACATGGGTCGTTGACGTCGGAGGCGGAGGAGCCGGTCCCACCGGCGTTCGCGCGTCCGTTCTCCCAATGCACCGCGAGGAACCCGTCGTCGGTGCAGCAGTCGTGCGGAATGTTGCCGTGGTAGAGGAGCATCCGGTCGGGCTCGGGTCGCCCGAGGTCGTTCACCAACGCGTCCGCGACGTACTCGACGGTCGCGGTCATCAGCCCCGACAAACTCATCGTCCCGCCTCTCTCACAATCTCCGGCCATGCGTCGATGGTCCGGTCCCACCAATGCGTCGGCTCGGTGCCTTTCACGCTCGGAGCGAATACGAGACCGCCCATGATCGCGGAGTCGAACACCAACACGCGCGCGTTGCGCGGGACGATCGGTGTCCCTTCGGGTCCGTAGATCCCGGTCCCTTCGTTCTGATATTTCATGTAGACCTCACCCACGACGATCCGCACGACGTACACGTCGCCGTTGTCGTCGACCGCCTCGACCGCGATGGAGTCGGCGCCCGCACCGGTGCGCCGCGGCGCGAGCCCTTGCGCCTTGTTGACGAACGTCGAGCCGATCGACTCCGCGATCGTGCGGCCGTGTTCACGGACGAGGCGCGTCACGCCCGAGACGTCGACCGCCATCAGACCATCCGTCGTTGCGCCCCGAGCGCCGGTGCGAAACCGTGCGGCCGCGGCTTGTGGCCGACCGCATCCGCGATGATCCACGCGTCGACGGACGACAACCCGGTCCGTCCCTCCGCGATGACGGAGTCCGGGTCGAGGACCGTATAGGTGATCCCTTCACGGACGACGTTGCGCGCGCTTTGCGGGTCCAACCCGCACGTCCCGTCCGCGCACAACCGGGCGAGTTCCAACGCGTACCGGGCGGCGGCGAGTCGACCCGAGATCGGGCGCTCCCGTCCGTACGCCCACGTCGCGGAGAACAAATCCGGCCGGTTCGCGACCCATCCGGTTCCGAGCGGCCATTGTGCGCCGTCGAGACGGACGAGCCACCGGCGACCGCGAACCTCGTACGCGGTCGGGTCGAGGAGTTCGCCGCCGACGCGGACGTCCCACACTCCGAGGATCGGGTACCGCGACGCGAGGTCGATCGACGGGTACGGGTCACACGCGCACACCGACGGATAGCAATGGCCGCACGCGTGACACAACGACCGTGTCACCGTGCAGATCCCCGGGTACTTCCGGTCGGTGAGGAGATAGAGGATCTCGGTCGCGTTGTCGAGGACGAGGTCGCGGCCGAACGCGTCGAGGTTGGGCGCGGCTCCGCATCGGGTGACGTCCTCCCACGTCGCCCATTGGCCGCACCATCCGGTCGCCTCCTCGACACCGACGAGGACCATGAACTCTTGCGGGACGGCGGAGTCGACACCGATTTTCGCGTCGGCGTGGAACCGCCACAACCCGGCGACGTCACCGACGACGGACAACGACCACACGTCGAGCACGCCCGCGGGAGTCACCGACGACGACCCGGTGAGGGTGCCCTTGGTGTGCGTCGAGATCGTCCCGTCGGGCTTGGAGACGGTGATCGTGATCGACGTCGGTTCGACCGGCGCGCCGGTGGAGTCCCACCATCGCGTCGTGTACGGGATCGGTTCTCCGAGGTCGAGGTTGTCCACAATCGTTCCTCCGGTTTCAGGGGGATGATACGGCTCCGCCCGGCCCGTTCCCCGGACCCGACTCGCCGCCCGGTCGTGGTCCGAGCCCGCTCTCACCGGCCGCGCCCGGCGCGAGCCCGACGGTCCCCGCCGCGGAGGGACCGAGCCCGACCTCGCCGCGTGCGATGGGTCCGAGGTAGACGAGCACACCACCGAGGGTGATCCCGAGGAGCACCAACACGGACCCGGCATCGTCGCCGGTTGCGGTGTCGTCGTCGGTGAGCGCCGCGGCGATCGTGGCGAGTTCCGCGATGACCACCGCGGCGTCGGTGTCGGTGACGGTCGCGGTGAGGAGCGCGACCTCGACGACGGTTCCGAGGTCGGTGTCGACGAGGAGGACGGAGATCGCCGCGACGTCGTCGCCGGTGCCGGTGTCGGCGTCGTTGAGTGCCCGGGTGATCGCCTCCACATCGACACCGAACCCGACGTCGGCGTCGGAGAGCGCCGCGGCGACCGCCTCGGTCTCCACCACGGTCCCGGTATCCGGATCGGACGTCGCCACCGAGGCGGCTTCCGTGTCCACCGCTATGCCGCTCTCGGCGTCCGTGAGCGCCGACGCCACGGTTTCGCCTCCGTCGGTGCCCGAGGCGGGTTGATCGTCGGAGACGGCCACGGAGAGCGCCTCCCCGCCGTCCACGCCGGAGCCGGTGTCCGCATCGGAGATCGGAGTCGTGGTCCCTCCGGTGTCGACACTCTCGGTATCGACACTGACGGCCGGGTCGTTGTCGATCAACGCCGCCGCGATCGACTCCCCCGCGTCGGCGCCCGAGCCCGGGTCGTCGTCGGGTCCGATCGGGTTGAACACCGCCACCGATCCGAGTTCGCCGCGCTCGGGTGTCGAGAACGTCACGAACGCGGGAGCGCCGCCGTTGATCGTGGCCGAGAAGTTCCCGCCGACGAGCGTGTTCGTGTAGAGGAACGGTCCCGGCCGTGCGACGAGGTCGATGGTCGTCGCCGCGTACGCACCACCGCCGCCGCCCGCGCCGCCGAAGTTGTTCGCGAGGCCGCGCGCCGCACCACCACCGCATCCCCAACATTCGACGAGGACCGACGTGTCGCCGCCCGGTGGTGTCTCCGTCAACTGTGCGGCGTTCCCGGTGTAAGTGTGAACCGTGCCCGACGGCGAATAGGTGAACTTGACCTGTCCGCCCGCACCCGCGCCGCCGCCACCGGTGCCGACGTTCGTCGACCCACCACCACCACCCGCGCCGCCCGGTCCTGAGCCGTTGCTACCGGTGCCGAGTCCCGCCGCGCCACCCGCGCCACCCGCGCCGCCCCCGGCCGGAGGAACCCCGCCCGCCGTGCCGGTGCCGTCACCACCGACGCCGCCGCTCCCCGCGGACGACCCGCCACCACCACCCGCCTGATTCCCGGTGCCGACCGTGCCGTCGCCGCCACGGCCACCCGAGAACGTCGTCGTACCGACACACGACGCGGCCGCGCCGCCCGCCGCGCCGGTGCTGGTGCTGATTCCCGCGCCCGCGCCGCCCGCCGCCCACGCGACGGTCGGTCCGATGTTCACGTCGCCCGCGGTGATCGCCGCGTTCAACGACGAACCGGTGTCCGTCCAATACGCCCGCGACGACGTCGACGGTCCGCCGACCGTGTAGCGGATCGTGCCCGCGGCGATGGTCGCGATCGGCACCACCGACGCCGCGTACGCGCCGCCCATCCCACCACCACCGGCTTGCCCGACTGCACCGGCACCACCGGGAGCGCCGCCTCCCCAACATTCGACGACGACGATCGTGTCGCCTCCGGGTGGTGTCTCCGTCGCGTTCGATCCCGTCGTGTAGGTCCGCACCGTCCCCGACGGGAAGTACGAGAACCGCACCTGTCCCGCCGCGCCCGCCCCTCCGGTTGTTGCACCCGCCCCGCCGCCGCCGCCACCACCACCCGGCGTGGTCGCGGCCGTGCCGTTCACGCCCGCGGCGCCGCCCGTCCCACCGTTGCCGCCCGCGCCGCCCGTCCCCGCGTATCCGACGACCGTCCCGCCACTCCCACCCGCGCCGCCACCCGAGCCCGGCGCGCCGCTCGCACCCGAACCCGCGCCGCCGCCGCCCGTCCCACCCGTCGTCGCGGTCCCCGCGTCACCGCCGCCCGCGAAATGCCGGTACTGGCCTGCCACGTTGCTGGTGTCGGACGTCCCCGCCGCGGTCGCGCCACCACCGACCGACCCGTCGTTGCCGGTGAAGCCAGCCGTCGCGTACACGGCTTGCGATGGGGAGTCACCCGTCGCGAACACCAACGGACGCGATGGCGACTCCATCCCCGCGCCGAGGTCGCCATCCGAGAACGACTCCGCGAGGGTTTCGCCGCCGTCGACCGCCGCGGCGGGATCGTCGTCGGGTCCAATGAAGTTCGTCACCGTGACGGACTCGCCGCCGTCGACCGCGCTCCCGGTGTCGGAGTCCGACGGTTGCGCGCCGGTGTTCACGCTCTCCGTGTCGACACACGCGCCGGTCTCGGTGTCGCTTTTGGTGACGGGGACCGTGAACAATCCCCACCCGATCGCGTTCGACGTCGCCGTACACGACCCCGAACACGTCTGCGTCCCCGCACCGGTCGCGATTTTGTATTGCATCGACAAACTCATCTTCGTGGTGTCGGCACCACCACCACCCGACGCGCCGGTCACCGCGACCCACGACCCGTTCGTCGTGTCGGAGTCTTTCACGGCGACGGTGTTCGACTCGACCGCGACCGCGCACACGACGAGGTCTCCCGACGCGAGCGACGCGGTCGCCGTGTTGGACCCGTTGTACGCCGAACCCGAACCCGACACGCCATTCGTCGAGTACGCGACGTCCTCCGCGCCGCGGAACACCTGATACGCGACGACCTTCGCCGTCGTGTTCGGTGAGAAGTTGCCGGTGATCGAGTCACCGGCGACGACACCCATCGCCTTTGTGCAACGCGTGACGTACAACGCGGACGTACACCCGTCGTTCGCCGCGGACGCGTCGGTCCGGTTCTGATTCTTGACGAGCGTGTAGGTATGACCTTGCGAGTCGGTCGGCGTCGAGATCGACGACGCACCCGACGCCCCCGCATTGTCCGCGGCGACCGCGACGACGATCGTGTCGCCCGGTTGGACGTCCTGCCCCAAAATCGAGACGGCGAGCGTCGCTCCCGCCGACTGATTCCCCGCCGCGTTCGTCGAGAAAGTCGCGGTGATCGTCACGGCGCTACCGCCGCGAGATCAGGTGATCGTGATCGTGATCGTGAACACCCACGACGCCGCGGACGTTTTCGTCCCGAGCGACGACACCTTGTGATTGCACAACCCGGGTGTCGTGTTGCCCTCCGCGGTGACCGTCGTCCCCGACGCGGTGCCACCGTCGATGCCCCACTCCTGCCACGCGTAGTTCCCGACACCGGTACCGAACGTCGCAACGCCGGTGAACACACCTGACGACGCACCCGAACCGACCGTCGGCGTGGAGTCGACCAACTGGAACTGCCGGTTCGACGAACCCGCCGCCGCGTTGAGGTCCGTGTCGGTGTCGACCGCCGCCGTCGTCGAGTTCCCCGTACCGATCCGGCAATGCGCCGAGTCGAGCGCCTGATTCGACGCCGTACCGACGAGACGGTCGATCAACCGTTTGCGGCCTTGACGGGTGAGGAGGTTCCCCTCGTCGATGACGACCTCAACCGGTGCGGCAACCGCGGCGAGTTGCGCGCCGGTGGGCTCCTGGCCGGGTGCGAGCGCGAAGAACTCGCGCGCCCGCTCGATCGCCGCGAGGTCGTACTTGTCGACGCGGGCGACGATGTTCCAAAACGCCCGGTCGTGATCGTGGCGTTCCAAAAACTCGCGGATCGACTCGCCCTCGACGGCGACAACCGAGTCGGGTGACGTGACCGCCGTCATGGTGCGACCTCCGTAGCAACCTCGGACGGCGGCGGCGCGAACGGCGGCGGCGCCTCACCGGCGACGTCCTCGACGGGACCACCCGCGTCGATCGTGTGCGGCATGACCACGCCGGGTGCGGCGTCGTCGAGATGATCCGCTCCGGCGTCCTGGTCGTAGATGACGACGCCGTCGTGTTCGATCCGGACGTGCGTCGTCATCTGCGGGTCCATCCCGGCGACGTACGCCTTCGCCGCGTCGAGGTCGTCGTTGAACTCGTACGCGACGTCGGCCCACACGTCGTCGGGAACATGCTCCTCGTCGTCCTCGCCGGTCGTGCCGTGCCATGCCTGCAACGGATTCCCCGCGGTGCACGCGGTCAACGTCACTCGGTACATGGTCGGCTCCTCTCGGTCTCGGACGGACGGACGTCGGGTTAGGACGCGGAGCCCGGAATGTTGATGTACCCGATCGTCGGCGCGCACACCGGGAGCGCGACGTCGTCGATCTCCGCGTAACACCATGACGTGATCCCCGTCATTACGTCGGCGTCACCGAACGGACCGTCACCCCAGTTGTTGTTCGCCGTCGCGAACCCGTCGAACACCGGGAGCGCGACGTCGTTCTGGCGGGTGAAACCCTTTGGGGTGAGCCAACACCGCGGGAGAATCGCCCGCTGGTACGGCTGATTCGCGAGCGGGACGTCACAGTCCCATTGCTCCGACCACAACTCGATCGACACGCCGTTCCCGAGGGTCGAGCCACCACACCCCGCCGACGTTTTGACGGCGTGGCCGACGACGACTTGTCCGAGCGTGACGTTCTTCGACACGCCGACGATCTCGTTCAACCGGTAGTCGGAGCGGCACATCGTCAACGTGAACGTCGCGCGCTTGGTGCGGTCCGGCTTCTTGCGGACGACACACGCGTTCCCCGACGCGTCCTCGACGAACATGTCGGCGCCGTTCTCGATCTCGAAGTCGTGTTGGAACGACGAGATCCCACCGCACAGGAGGAACCCTCCGAGCGGGTTGTTGAAATCGGGCGACCCGTCGGTGCCCAGCTTCGCGATGCGGACGGCGACGGCTCCGATGATGGATGCGGGACCCATGACGACCTCCTACTTTCCTCGGGCGAACTGCCCGGGTAGTTCTTGGACTCGGCGGACGGGACGCGCTGGCATGGATGCCAACGCGGCCGTGTCGATGGCTTGCTGGTCGATAACGCGCGGTTGTGCCTTCGTCCCGTAACTCGGGTTCGCGCCCTTGCAGTTGCAACCCACTACGAGACCTCCGCCAACGTCACCGGCGATTTGACCTTCGTGGCGAACACCTTGCACGGATCGAACCGGACGATCGCCTGACGTTCGCCCCACAACTCGTACAGGTTCGTTCGTGCCGGACCGACGGTACGGTCCGCCTCCTCCTCGGGGACCACGATCACCGGCGATACCGCGTACTCGACGGGACCGGTGACGTACAGCCACGCCTCGTCGGCAGCGTTCCCGAGGAACGGACCACCGACGGGACCGGGACCGTACCCGCCCGCACCGGTGGCGCTTTGGCCGATCGGATAGCCGGGACCGGGGACGACGACCGATCCGAGCGGACCGCGGTAGATGTTGCCCTCCGGCCAACAAATCCGGGCGCCACCCGCACCGCCACCGAGCGCGTACACCGAGAGATGCGACGGCATATGGATGAGTGCGCCACCCTCACCGTCGGTACCGAGTTCGTAGTGCGCGAGGAGTTGCGCGACGGCGTCGTCGAGATCGGTCGTCGCGACCGCGCCGACGTCGAACGCCGAGTTCCGCAACGTCGGGAGTGCCGTGTCGGACGCGAGGAGACCCGAGCCCATCCACAACGCCTCCGCGATCGCCTTCGCGGTGTGCGTCTCGGTGAGCGCGCGTGCGGCCGGTTCCAAATCCGCGAGGTTGACCTCGCCCGCGAACCGGTCGCACAACAACGGCGTGTAGATCCGAAACGGCACCGTGTGCGCGGTTGCCCGCACGTTCGCGGCGGTGCGCTCGACGCCACCCGAACAGAACTCGTTGACGTACGTCGGTTGGCACGCGGGCGTCCACGACACCCCCGTCGACCAGTTCAGATCCGGCAACCGACCCGACGACGTGAGGAGCGACGGTGACGGTGCTACCGGGTCGATCCGTGGTGCTGGCTGGTAGCTCATCGTCGCTCCTCTCCGTGCGTCAGGTCATCCACGCTGGCCGGCAGTTGCCGACTAGCTGGTGAGGCAACCGTTCGGAGCGACGAGCCCGGCGCGTGAACCGTCGGCGCACAACTTGACGTCGATGTTCGCCCACGGCTGCGCGCCGTTCTTCTCCAACATGAAGAACCGCTCCGTGAAGTACCCGGTCCGGTTTTGGCGGACCATGTTCGCGTCGCGGAGGACTCCGGCGTTGACCTCGCCCGTCGTGGCGTAGATCGCGGCGGACGGGTCGACGAGACGCATCCGGTACACACCACCGGAGATGTACGGCACCGCGCCGCGTTGCGCCTCGACACCGACCGACGGGAGCGGGTCCGCGAACGTGCCGGGCTCACCACCGAGCGACGGGTCGAGCGACACGACGATCCGGGCGACGCCTTCCAACGAGGCGGCGAGGATTTGCAACACGTCGGCCGAGTCCATCTCGTCGCCGTACGCACGGTTCGCCTTGTCGATGGCGAGGATCTGCAACACGCCGGGAGGGAGGATCAAGTCCAGGTTGTTCGGCGCGATGCGGTTCCACCACGTCAACTGCGGGACGAGGGAGTTGATCGCCTCGATCAACGCGGGGAGTGCGCCGTAGTCGCCGGTGAAGCGGAACGGGTGCGACAACGCGTCGATCCGTTGGAGGATGCGACCCTCGTACGTCCGTGCCGACAACGCGTCGACCGCGTTGTTCAGGTTCCGGACACGCTCCGGGTTCGACATTTCGAGCGTGTTGTCGAACGTGACGCACTCGACGATCGCCTCCACGACGGCGCTTTGCGTCGGCGGGCACACGAACGTCTTGCACGGCTTCCACGTCGACGCGGTGGCGACGTCGACGGCCGCCTGATTCGCCTCGTTCCACAACGTGATCGCGCCGGTCACGTCCGCGAGTTGACCCGAGACGGTGAACTGCCAACCGCCGCGACCCGCGGGACGTGACGGGAACAGATCCGCGACGGGAGTGTTCGTCGCGAACGCGTCGGGAATGTCGCGGATGATGTCGAGCGGCCCGCAAATCGCGGCGGTGCGGGCACCGGCGACCTGTGCGGCGTCGCGACCCTCACGGACGAGTGCCCGCCAGTCGTCCTGCGCCTCACGGATGAGCCGGTCGTTCACGGTCGCACCGTTGTCGCCCGAGAGGAGATCGGGGAGCCCCTCCGGGTCCGACGCGAACGACGGGATCGACGCGAGGATCGCCTGTCCCTCGCGGCCGGTTTTGGCGCGGTCGATGATGTACCCGAGGTCGTCGAGGGTGATCTCGGAACCCATCGGCCGGACACCGTTCTCCGCGGCGGCGAGGAGCGCGGCGCGGGGACGAGTCGCGACGGGTGCGGGCGGCTGTTGCGCGGCCGGAGCCTGCGCGCCGGACGTTCCCGCCCGGATCGACGCGAGTTGCGCCGCGGACGCGTTCGCACCGGCGAGGACGGGTGCAGGCTCCGGCAGCGCGGCGGGCGGCGCGGCGTCGAGAGCGGCGAGGTCCTCGACGGTTTGCGCCTCGACGGCACGGCGGCGCTCGATCTCGACACCGATGCGACTCATCTCCGCGAGCGCGTGGCGGACACCGTCGACGTCGAGACGTTCCCGGGCGGCGGCGCGGAACGTGTCGAGGTCGGCGTGGAGAGCGCGGAGGTCCGCCTCGTCGGCCGCCTCGATCGGCTCACCATCGGCGGGGACCTCGGGCGCGACGGTCGGGTCCGGCTCCGCGGGCTCGGCGGGCGCGGCGGCCGGGTCGGCGGCCGGAGCGGGATCGGCGGCCGGTGCGGCCGGGTCGGGCTCGTCGCCGTCACCACCGGACGGGAGAGGCATCCACCGGCCGTTGTGGAGGACGTGGTCCCGGCCGTCGATGGAACTGATGTGGAGGTCGTCGTGAAGGTTCATCGGGTGTCTCCCCAAGAGAGCGACCGGTTCGGCCGCGTCGATCGTGTGGTGACGCCCGCAACAAGGCGAGACGCTTGCTCGGTCCCGCAACCGGGCGGGGACCTGATGGCCGAGGACGATACACGCTCCGACGGCGCGATGGGGGATATCCGAGATTTCCTAGATTTCCCGGGATTAGGAGTGGTATTCCGGCGCACCGTGCGCTAGATTGGTCCCATGACCTCAACGCTGAACCTCATCGACGGGACCACCCTCCGGACCTCCTCGGTCCACCGATTCCAGATCGTCGCGAGCGGGCGCATCGTCGGCCGGTCCGACTCCCTCCGCACCGCAACGGCTCGGGCGGCCAAGCTCGGCTCGTACTCGACGGATCAGGGTCGGGTCGACGAGATCAAGGCGGCGTTTGCGGCCGGGACGATGCGGACGGCGGACTACACGGCCGCGATGGACTCGATCCCCCGTCTCCCCGTCGCCGTGGTCTACGACCTCGACACCGGCGCTCCCGCCTAACCCCGAGAGGAGGTTCGACCCGGACGACCCGCCCGAGTGGCGGGTCGTTTCGCGTCCCGAGAAATCCCCCGTTCCGCGTTGCATTGTGGCGCACGGTGCGCTAGATTGTCCCTATGACCTCAACCGCCACCACCACCGCCACGACCTACCGTTGCTCCTGCGGCGCGTACGTCACCACCGCCGACGAGTTCCCGACGTGCGACGCCACCGACGCGTGCGGACTCCTGTTCGACGACGAGGCGGTCCCGACCCTCGCCGTCGGGGACGTCGTCTCCCTCCACCACGCCAAGGGCAAGAACCGCAAATCCGGCACCGTGACCTACGTCGGCCGGACCCGTTGCCGGATCGAGGTCCCGTACCTCTCCTACGGCCACTCCGAGACGACCCGCTCGATCTCCGACCCGGACCTCGTCGTCCTCTCCCGCGCCAACCGCCGCGGGGACGTCGCCCGATGATCCACTCGGGCGACGCGGTGACGTGCGAGGCGTGCGCGCCGGTGTTCGCCGCCGACGCACGGCAGGCGGAGATCGGCCGCGTCGGTGGTCGAGGCTCGGAGTCGTACCGGCGTGCGTTCGCCGCTCTCCACGACGCCGAGGCGGCCGTGGCCGCGACGCGCGCCGAGCACGCGGCCGCGACTCGCTAGACGTAGATCACGCCGAGCCCGTACGACCCGGGGAACTCCTCCGTCGCGCACCCGCCGAGGTCGGCGTACCACCGCATCGCGCGCCGCACCGGGAACGGGTCCTGCGGACCGATCGCCGGTTCGGTCTCCTCCGGGTGTTCGTTCTCCGTGTCGTGCAACACGATCAACCCGCCCGGCCGGACACGCGGACCGTACGCGGCGAGTTCGGCGCGGGTGTGGTCGTAGTCGTGCGACGAGTCGACGAACAACAAGTCGAACGTCTCCGGGACTTGCGCGGCGACGGCCGGGTCGAGGTCGTCACCGACGATCGGGTTCAACCGTGCACGCGGCGGGAGGAGCCAATCGAGGTCGACGCCGTACACCTGACCGTCGGCCGGGAGGAACGAAAGCCATGCCGCCGTCGAGTGACCCTCACGGACACCGAGTTCGACGACGGTGCGGACGTCGTAGTCGACGACAAGGTGCATCATCCGCGGGAAATGGTCCGAGATATCGGACGACGGGTCGGCGGCGACGCGCCGGTACCACTGGCCGAGGTTCTCGCTCACCCCGCCGCGGGAGGCAACGCCGACGCGGTCGTCGCGGGCGAACCCGAGACGGCGTCGATCAACTGGCGGACGACGTCCTCCAACTGTGCGACGCGTTGTTCCAGATCGTCCATGCGGGACGTCTCGGCCGCCTCGTCCTCGGGCGACTCCGGCGCGGCCGCGGGTGGCGCCCCGTTCGGGGACGCCGCGGTACGCGCGAGCACGTCGGCCGCGGCGGTGTTCGCCGGGTGCGCGCCGGGCGGAGCGAGCGCGGGCGGGATCGTCATCGTGACACCGTTCGGAAGGTCGATCACTACGTTCGTGTCCATCGTGTTCTCCTGATCGTCGAGTTGGATACCGCCGACACCACCGAGCACCGCGGCGGCGCGTGCGCCCGGGAGAGTGAACCGTCGGACGAGCGGCAACGCCGGACGGGTGACCAACGTCGGTCCGATGCAATCGAAACCCTCGCACTCGCGGACGGCGGCTTGACGGATGCCGAACGCCTCCCACCACGCGGGAGCCATCGGCCGCCAATCGCCCGACGTCGCGGATCGGCGGAGGAGCGCGACGTCGCCGTAGTTCAACGGCCGCCGTTCCGCTCCGACTTGCGCGAGGACCGCGCCGAGGATCACGCCGCCGACGTCGTCGTCGTAGGCGCGCACCGTGAGGAGTTGCTTCGCCGGGTTGGAGTAGTGAGCGAGCGCGTCGACGACCGACGCGTACGGGTCCGCGTGTCCGCCGACGTCACCGATCACGCCGACCGCGAGCGGTTCACCCGACGCGGTCACGACCTCCTGCTGGTGGAACGCCGCATATCCCGTCGGGCTCGGGCGCGGACACGCGCTCGCGTCGTGAACGAGACATTGGCCGTGGTGGTAGAAGTACCCCGCGACGCGGCCTTGTTCGTCGACGGAGAGCTTGGTCTCCGGCGTGAGCCATTCCGGTCGGTCGGTGTACCACTCAGCAGGCGGATAGGCGGGCACCGGGAACGCGGCGTCGAACGGCTCCGTCAATGCGGCAACCCGCGGAGTCGGGAGCGTCGGTGCGGTCGTCGAACAGGTGCAGTCGCCCATCGGGCGCAGATGGTAGACGCGTGAGCGCCCGCCGCCTCGGACCTCGGCCCTGTCGCGGCGGGCGGTGCTCCCCGGTACGACCCTAGAGGTCGAGGTACGCGCGTGCGTTACGGAGCCGGTCGCGTTGCACGGTGAGCCGGAACGCCGCCTCGACCGCGCTCATCGTGACCGGCGACCGTGGCGGGCTCGGGTCCTCGCCTCGGAGCGCCTTCCCGTCGTCGGGTGCGGGTTGGGTGATCGGTGCGAGGGTGTGGAGGAGTTCCGCGATCTCGCCCTCGACCTCACCGATCATCCGGTGGACCTCGTCGAGTGCTTTCTCCAACGGCGACGCCTCGCGTGCGTCGACCGCCAGATCGGTGGCGTGGTAGTCGGGTCCGGTGGATCGTTGCAGTTGCGGTTCGGCTTGCATGATCGGTCCTCTCGATCGTGCCGGACGGGTTCCGGCGCACCGAACGCTATGCGACCTCGTCGACGAGTGCGCGCATCCGGACCGGGTCGTCGAACGCGAACCGGTACCGGCGTCGCATCGTCTCGGACTCCAACCGTGGCGACCGTTGTTTCCCGGGCGCGGAGTGCGGGTGCCACAAATGGACGAGACGTTCCGGTGAACGCCACGGCTCACCGAGGAGCGTCCGGAGTGCCCATCCCCAACAATGGTCCTCGTCGCCCCATCCGAGGAACCGCGGGTCGATCGGGATCGAGTCGTACGTCGAGCGACGTAGAACGCACACGCCGCCGCCCTCGACACCGATGTACGGCCACCGCGTCAACTCCGGCGTCATCGGGACGTCGCGGGTTTCGTAGTAGCGCGCCGTCGCCCGTTCCGTCAGCCGGTAGACCTCGCGGTGTGGGATCGCCCACGCACCACCCGACTCGACGTGCGCGACCGCGAGCCGGAGCGCGGAGAGGTCGACGAGGACGTCGGCATCGTGAACGACGAGGACGTCCTCCGGTGTCGTCGGAACGATCGCCGCGGAGACGGCGAGAGATTTGCACCACAACTCCGACACGTTCGGCCCGACCAACACCGGCCACCCGTCGGCGGCGAGACGGCCCGACACGTCCGTCCATGCGCGCGCCCGGTGCTCGTCGTCGGTGGCGAGTGGGACGACCACGACCGCGCTCATCGTGTCACGACCTCGATCATCGCCTCCCGGTTCCCCACCGCGTCAAGGTACCGCGACGCGAGCGCCTCCGTCTCCCGGCTCCCACGCCGCGGGAGGTCGGTGGGTTGCGGTTCGTGCCAAAGGTGCCACATCGGCTCCCGCATCCGGAACGCGGGACCGGCGAGAGTGTCGAGCGCCCGAGCAAACGAAATGTCCTCACCGCCCCACCCGACGAACCGCGGGTCGATGCCACCGACGGCGTCGTACGCGTCTCGGGAGAGGACGACGATCCCGCCTCCGGGTGGTCCCGGGTGCGGGCGTCGTTCCAACGCGGCTCCGCCGAGATGGTGGTGGGGACCGCGCATCGCGTGGGCGAGGACCGACAACGTCGACGTCCGCGACAACCGGTAGACGTCGCCGTGCGGTTGCGCCCATGCCCGGCCGACCGTGACGGCCGTAATGCACGCCCCTACTGCCGCGTGAGCGACGAGGACGTCGGCGTCGTGTATGACGAGCCCCGGGGACGTTGTGCGCCGTACGGCGGCGTCCACGACCTCGCCTTTCGCCCACGGTCGGGACGGGTCGCCGGGCTCGACGACGATCGGCCACGCGAACCCCGCGGCGAGCCACTCGACGACGTGGGCGAGCGCCGCGTCCCGGTTCGGGTCACCCGTCGACGTGTACGGGATCACAACCGTAAAGTCGGTCAGGTTCATGCCCGCTCGATCACGATCCAATCGTGGCACTCGGCCGGGCGGATCTCCCGCATCGACTCCCGATACGCGGGGATGCGCGTCGCGACGAGGTCGACCATCGCGAGGAGTTCCGCGAGGTCGCCCTCCGCGATCGTGATCGACTCCGGGTACGTCCATTCGTCGGCCGCGTTGGTCTCGACGTCGAGGAGGAGTGACACGACCGCGATCCCGTCGGGTGTGAGTTGCTCGTCGAGCGCGCGTGCGAACGTGTCGATCTGCGGGCGGGAGACGTGCGTCAACACCGAGTGGGCGACGATCCGATCGAACCCGGCCCGTCCCGGCCACCGGAACCGGTCGCCGGAGTAGAACCGGGCGGAGCGCGCGCGGAGGAGATCCGCGAGCGCCGGGTCCTCCGTCCATGCCGCTTCGCGCAGCCACGCGTTCGGGTCGACACCGCAATACCGGTCGACGTCGAGGTACTCGACGAGTGGCCGGGCGAGATGCAACGCGCCGCACCCGATCTCTAGAACCCGATGATCGGGTCGGAGTCCCGAGTCGTGCAGGATCGCGAGTTGCGCGACGCCGGACTCGGGTGTCGTCCCGACGTACTCGACGGCGTCGACGTAGCTCATCGTGCCGCGAGGAGGATCGTCTCGACACCGAACACCGTGTCGGGCGACTCGTACGTCGACGAGCGTGCATCCCACCCGGCGAGCGCGAGCGGCATCATCAGATCACGGATACGGAACGAGATCACCGGGACGTCGCCGTAGTCGGGTTCGCGGAACAACACCGCCGTTTCGGTCTCGGCCATCGGTGTGAACAACACGATCGCGAGGCGGTGTTGCGCCGACGCGATCGCGTTGTCGAGGATCACGGACCACTCGTCGTTGTGTTCCAAAACGTGACGGAGGACCACGGCCGGGACCTCGGAACGGTACGTCCGGAGATCGACGACGAAATCCGCGAACGGTGTCGCGGACCCGTCGACGCCGATGTACCGGCATGACGCGGGGAGGTAGTCCGCGAGCGCGCCGCCGCCGCATCCCCAATCCTCGACCGCGGTCTCGGTCCCGACGAACGCGGCGACGGGTGGGAGTGACGCCCGGCCGTACGACCACCGGTTCGACGCGTGACCGTGCGCGTCGTCCCACGCCCCGAGGTTCACACGTATGGCTCGCGCGCGTGCGGCCAGATCCGCAGCCACCGGTTCGCGAGGTAGAACGGCTCCCCTTGCGCCATGCGACGCGCGGAGACGAACCCCGTCGACCATCGCCGCTCGATCTGATGGAGTCCGTACACACCGGGCTCGACACCGAGACGCCACGCGACGACCGGCAACGACAACTGATCCTGAAACCCCCACCGTTCGCACTCGTCGAGCCACGCCGCGCCGAGATGCGCCGACTGTTCGGGTGTCCAAATCGCGGTGCCCGTCGCGTAGAGCCCCCAATGCTCGGGGAAACCCTCCTCGCGGTACGCGGCCATTTGCGCCTCGATCGGGAGGTTCCGGTACCGGGCGTTTTGCGCTTCCGCCGCGCCCGGGAGACACACCGCCGCCTCGTCGTACACACAATCGCGTCGAGGGTGCGCCCAAAACGCGACGCCGTCATGGACGTAGTCGAGCGCCTGACGGACGAACCGTGGCTCCGTGATTTGCATGTTCGCGTCGATCCAAATCGCGTGTGACCAATCGCCCAACTCCCACGGCGGCGTCGACTTGTAGACCTTCGCGGCGAGGTTCGGATGCGCGTGTTTCGGTTCGACGACGTGGACGTCCCACACCGCGGACACGTCGTCGATCTCCGGGTGCGCCTCGCCGTCGGTGAGGTACACCCAATCGACGTCGACGTCTTGGGCGACTTGCACGCGGGTCCGGTCGTACCCACCGAAGTTCGCCGTGTAGATCACCGTGTCAGCCATGCGTCGCTTCGTGTTCGTCGACGAGCCGGTTGAACGTCCATTGCCGCGCCGCCGTGGTCGGCTCGTCGGAGCCGTCGTCGTCGACGACGATCTCCGTCCCGCACGTCTCACAGATGTAGGTCAACGTCGGACCGTCGTCACGCCCGGCATGGCGTTCGGGTTCCACAACTGGCGGCGGCGCCGGAACAACGCCCGCCCGACGCGAGTGTTCGCCCGGCCGCGTTCGTAGGTCTCGTCCATCGGTGCGCGGTCGACGTTCGGGTGGTGGTGGCGTACGACCGAGTCGTGCGCGTGTCGGTACGCGTGGCGGGAACGGGCGGTCTCACACAACTCGTCATCGACGTATTCGTGCGGGTACAACTCGCAATAGATCGTGTGGTCGACGTCGACGCACGCTCCGACGTCGGCGTACCACCGGGCGACGAGCGAGTGCGTCGAGAGGGTGCCCTCCATCGTGCGCGGATTGCAATCGTCGACGGTGCCGACAACGCCGGTGTGTGTGCGCGCGTGCGTGTCGCCGCCGAGGTTCGGCACCGTATCGAGGAGCGAGCGGGCGGCGTCGTACCACCCGTCGGTGAACTCGATATCGTCCGCGCCGGTGAACACCACCGGCCGGACCGAGCCGCGGTATCCGGCGTTGATTTTGCGGGCGTAGTCGCCCGTCGTGCCGCCCGGCCATTCGACGACGAGAAGCCGGTCGGTGCCCGGCCGGAGGACGCACTCGGCCAACGGGTTCGCCGCGTCGTCGTCGTCGCGGTTCACGACGTAGATCGCCTCCGCGTCGGGGACCGTCGCGAGGACCGACCGGGAGAGCCGGTCGAGGTTCGTGGTCCGCCGCCACAACGGCACGACGATGACGAGATCCGAACCCGAGTAATCCATCCCGCGCAGACTAGCGCCCGGTGCGCCGGATCAACGGGACCCGACGCGGTCGCGTGCCGCGCTCAACACGTCGGCGGTGGATTGGTGCTCGCGGATCGTCGACACGCCCGGCTCCTCCGACGGTGCGCCGACGTCGGGCACCCATTCGCAGGTACAACCGTCGTGGTCGCCGGGTTGGAACAAATCTCCCTCCGGCCATGCCTCCGTGTTGTAGAGGTCCGGGTCGGCGTCGGGTGTCGTGGTCGTGAACCCGTCGAGCGCGTCGTGTGGCTCAAAAATCGTGGTCGGTTCGCCGTAGAAGCCGTGAACCCATACGAACGCGGGCGCGTCGATCGACAACTCCCCGACGATGCGTTCCTCGATCGTCGGCCCGTCGACGTGGATGATGGTCGGCGGCTGGTCGGGTGTCGTCCCGAGGGTGTAGTTCGCGGTGCCCTCGTTGATCCGGAGCGCGTTCCGCACGAACCGTGCGGCCGCGGCGGAGAGTTCGTTCGGGTCGGGCAACCCGGGGAGTATGTCGCCACCCGTCGGCGGTCGACGTCGAGCGCGGGGGATCATCGTCGGGAGCGCCGCGGTCACCGCGGCATGGTCGCCGGTGAGGAGCCGGGCACGAACCGCCGCCGTCAACGACGCGACGAGGTAGTCGACCGCGCCGGTCGCGTCGGGTTCGTCGGGGATCGCGACGTGGTCGAGCCCGGCGTCGGTGACGAGCGCCCCGACACGTTCGCGGTACAACGCGAACTCGTCGAGCGCCCGGTCGCGGAACGTGTCGAACGCGTGGCGGAGTAGCTCGTTCTCACGGAGCCCCACGGCCGCACACAACGGCGCGAGAGGCTCACGACCGGCGACGGCGGTACGAACCTCCGACTGGCGTGCGGCGGACGCCCGGGACCGTGCCCGGTTCGACAGATTCACCCCGGCGCGTTTCATGGCGTCGTCGTACGCGTGGCGTGCCTCAGCGAGAAGTTTCGTCCCGAGTTGTTGCCGGAGCCGGACCACGCGTTGTACCACTCGCCGTGCCGCGTCGGCGTCCTGGGCGGACGTCGGGTCGAAAGGGGGCGGCTCCGCCGCGGCCGTGGCGGCGGCGGGAGTCGTCGGTTGCGCGGGTGGTCCGGTCGTGACCGTCGCGGACGTGACCGACTCGGAGCCGGGTGTCGTCGCGGGTTGCGTCGCGAGGCGGCCGTGTGCGAGGACCTCCAACAGCCACGCCCGCTCCTCCGCGTCGAGGAGCGCGTCCTCCGCCTCGTACCCGCACGCGTCGAGCGCCCGTTCCCCTTTCAACAACCCGGCGAGGTACAACCGCAACGACAACTCCGTGTTGTCGGGCGAGATGATTACGTCCGACGGGTCGTACCCGATGCGGAGGTTGTTGAGGTTCTCGACGGGGAACCCCGCGG